GAACGTAATGTTTCAGCGTGGCATAGGTTCATATATGACACGTCGGTTATTGCATTTTGGTGTGGACCTTCTTGACCAGTCCAAGAATCAGGAACTGGCGAGGGAAGGTTCACTTACCGGCGCTTTAGCAACGCTGGACCTTAGTATGGCTTCTGACCTGATCTCTGTTGAGGCGGTGTATCATCTGCTTCCACCAGAGTGGGCCGACTTCCTCGCATACGGGCGTAGCTCGTTGTGCGAAGTTGAAGGAGTAATTCAGAAGCTCGAGAAGTTTTCGTCAATGGGAAACGGTTTTACGTTCCCCCTTGAATCACTCATCTTTTACGCGCTAGCGAAAGCTAGCAGCGAAAGAGATGATGTGGTCAGCGTGTATGGTGACGATATCATCGTCTCCGTACAGAACGTTCCCCTTCTTAGGAGAGCGCTCAATGCTGCTGGATTTATCGTTAATGAGGATAAATCCTACTCTTCCGGTCCTTTCCGCGAGTCTTGCGGTGGGGACTACTATTCGGGAGTAGATATACGACCCTTCTATCTTCGTGATAGAATGTCTGGTCAGTCCTCGTTCATGCTGTTTAATTACTACATGCGGAACGGGTGGCTTGAGCCAGCAGCCATCATCCTCGATACAATCGCCGAACCCCTACGAATTTGGGGTCCTGACGGTTATGGGGACGGTCACTTGATTAGTGACGATCCTCTTCCCCCCTATGGGAGGGAGAAAGGATGGGCGGGTTACGCCTTTGACACGTACATTCAGAAACCCCTAAAGGACTTCGCAGTCCACCGGGGTGACCGGGTGTTGCCGTGTTATACCATTTACGCCAGTGCCCCCGAATACGGCCTCTCTGAGGCTTCGTTCTTGGACCCCTGGAATGAACGGCCCAAAGCGTTCCCAAATTATCGGGCGCAGCAAGCCTTCTATCGTAAAGGTGTACTCGGGGTGAGTATTCCCGGGTACAAAGGTTATAAACGTATTTCAATCTACGTATTGTAGATCTACAGC